CTGGATTTCAGTTGGGTGCTTTTCCGTTTTGTTTTTTTTTTTTTTTTTCTTTTTTTTTGTAAAAAATAATAAATAACATAACTCGTTAAGATCTTTAACGACCAGGTAGACCAATGAAGTGATCTAGAGGCCAGTGATGGTTTGCCAAAGGAGTGGGACCGTCAACTAGGTGATTGAGTGTTTCGTAGAAGCTGGGGAACTTGGAGGCGTCGAGTTTGATACCTTTGAGTTCAAGGTGTCGAAACATGATGTCGAGTTCGGATTGTCGAGGTACAGCGTCGTAGTGCTTAGTCAAATATTGGAAGATGTCTTCGCATATTTGGTACGTGCGGGGAAGTTGTCCGCATGCAGCGTAAGCGATGCCAATACAACGAGCAGCGACAGCGTCAGGGTCAGTTGAGCGTTCGGGGTGTCGTAGTTTGACAAGGAGTGAGATTTCATCTCGGTAGGGAATACCACCGCGGTTTCTATATTTTAGAACTTCGGCGTGTTCGAGAGAGTCTCGGATTTCGGATTTCTCTGGGCTTATGGTGGAGCGAAAGTAGTAGGTTGCATAGTGTTGAAACATATGAAGGAATGACGTGCATATCATGATGAATACGCAGAGGAGCATGAATATCGAGTCGTCTCCTTGAACTTTGATCGCGACGTAGTCGAGGTCGAAGCCCATTTTGGATAGGATCGTGAATATCATTACTAGATTGTAGAGAGAGTCAAGGATTTGAGTTTGGAAATAACCAGAGAAGATACCTGAGTGAGTGAAGGTAATCTTTCGTCCGTCGGGGAGAAGGAGAGGTATGTCCAGAACTGTTTGAGTCATCCAATTCCAGAGATTCTGGAGTCGGGGACCAACAGGTGTGCCATCTTCGTGATGTGTAGTTCGAGGGTAGTCATGGGTAGGATGATAACCTGATTCGAAGTCAAAGCAGGGACGTAGGATGTGAGAGTGGATGTCTTTAAGGACAGTGTGTCTCGCGTCTTTGTCGAAGCCGCGCCAGTCGAGTGTAGCGACGAGCTGATGACGAAGTG